TTCTGTCCAACCGCTGCGCGGCCATGGGTGTCTCCATCGCAGACACACCGATAATCAGCGCCTCGCGATTCTCGTACCAGTGGGCAGCCTTCATCCGTATCGACTGCTTAATCATTTCCGGCACAGTGCTGGCCGCGCCGTAGCCCGCGACGAAGCGAATCTCTACTGCGTTCCGCCGGTCGTATACGCTGGGCCATCCAGTACTGCGGTCGATATAGATGCGGCCGGGTTCCGTGCTTGTATCAACGTCGTAGTCGCCCATGCTCAGCGTCTGCTGCGTGTTTGAGAGGTCGTAGTACTTCACGTGCGTGACACTCTGCAGCGGCGGGCGCGGCAGGTCGATATAGTCCGACGCTGGGAACCGGTCGAGGGTAAGCACCCACGTTGCGGTGCAAAGCTGGCGCCACAGGTATGACTCTGTGTCTTGGGTCGCCGCCGCGATATACGCCGCCACCTGCGCATCGTCATCGCTGGTATCGATGTGCGAATGCGCCTTGAGGTCCGCCGTTGTAATCGGATTCTCGGTGGCCGCTGTATAAAGCGTGAGTCCCATTACGGCGTTACATCCTGCACGACAACGACGTTGAGCGTGGCCGCGCTGCCGCTGGAGTTCGTGGCATACGCAACCGTCACGTCGTTGGTCAGCGGGTTGCTGAACGGCGCGCCGGTACACCACTGCAGCGGAACGTTCGCCGCAAGCGTAATGGTATTGCCGCCGGTCGCCGCCGTGTGGTTGGTCTCGATGGTAAGCGCTGCCGTGCTGTGCATGTAGACGGCAACGACCTGCGACACGTCAATGCCGCCGAGGCTCAACACCTTGTCCGTGCTGCCGTTGCTGACTGCCACGTCGGAGATTCGCACCACACCTTCATCGCTCGGGCTGAGGGTCTTGCTCGTGCTCTTGGAAGAGCCGTTTTCTACAAACGACCACGATAGTGTTACTGGCATTTCTTGACTCCCGGAAGGGTTGAGAATTTGAAGGCGGGGGCGTCAGCGTCAGCCTTCACAACATCGAAGTGATGGGCGCCCACCAGCGCGCGGGTTTCGAGGTCCATCGTGCCGATGAAGGTCTTATAGATGACCGTGCCCGGCGCGTTGCCTTGGAATGTGTCCGCGTTCAGCTTGCCGTAGTGCTCAGCGCACTTTGCAAGGTCGGCCTTGGTAATGGTTGCTTCAACGACCATGACGGCCTCGGCGGCGCGGCTCTGGCTGCGGTTCAAGGAAGGCACTATGCACGAGGTCAACTTCTGGCTCAGGTTCCGTCTGCACCAGCACGTCGTCTTCGTCGTCGCTCATGCCGTCGATGGGCGCGGGTTCCGGCTCCGGCGCGGGTCCCGGCGCAGCCTGAGCAGCGGCCCATGCTGCGATATCTTCAGGCGTTGGTTTGCGTGGCCCGATGAATACCGGATGCCGCGTAATCCAGCCGCGCACCTGAAGCGATTCGCGGTTCAGGCCCTCGGGACAAATAAGCGCGCCGCGCTGGTAATCCGAAAACGGATTCAAAACTCGATACCACTTTTTCATTTCGCCTCCAGAGGCTTTCCGTAGCGCAAGTAGTCGCTACTCTTTTGGTAAATTGGGGTCAAGTCTTTTGCACTCGGCCATAGAATCATTTCGTCAACGTGTCCAATCGAAACACGGGGTGATACGTAAATCGTGTTGCCCTCTTCTCGCCACCGGCGCCAGAAATAAATATCAGGGTCCACCCGGTCCGCGCCCCATCGGCCCGTTCCATCCGGCACGCCAACCATCCACGGGTGTGGGAATGCGCGCAGTTTGTTTGGGCGAATCATGGTCAATCCGAAGTGCGTCGTTGCCGCAGGGAATGCGAGTTGGTCCAGCCAAGAGCGGGGTATAATTCCCTTCTGTTCAATTGTTGAGAACAGCGGAGTATCCATGCCGCGATGAGACTGGAGCGGGGATAGCGCGTCGATGTGCGGGTGTGTTTCCATGATGGCGTAGAGCGTGCGGATGTCTTCTACCGTGAATACGCTGTCATAGTCGAAGGTCAACACGTACTTGCATCCGGGATGGTTCGCCGCGCCTTCCATGGCCGGGCACAAGTGCTGATTCCAGAAGCAGCCGCCGGTCATGTGAACCTCGCCGCCGATCTCGTTCATCGCATCGTATACCGACTTGTGGAAGATAGACGGGCCATAGCGCGCACTCGGTATAATCCAGTGCAGCCCGTCGGCCTTCACGTCAACCGCGACAGGCTTCCGCGCCTGCAGATTCAGGCTGATGGAAAGCGAACTGCAATCGGCATTGTCACTTGCCCACTCGCGCACGTCTTCAAGCCCTAAAGCACAAAACAGTTCACAAAGAAACTGCTTCGTGAACGCCGTGCCGTGATGGTCGTTGTCGTCAACGTGTCCGCCCATCAAGTAGTGCTCGGCATGTTCAATTTGCCCGGCTGCGTGCCACTGACAAATCAAGTCGAAGTCAGGCACGGCAATCTTCAGTATGCCGCCGGGCTTCAGCACACGTACCCACTCGCGGAGTACGTCTTCCACTTTGCGATGGCTGAAGTGTTCCAGCACGTGGCTTGCACGAATCTCTTCCGCGCAGGCGTCGGGCATAGCAAGCGGGTAAACTTCTTGCCCGGTCTTGCGGTCGATGTTCTCATAACCATCAATCGGATAATCGCCAGATCCTAGATTCAATTTTATGGCGTCGGGCAGCGTTGCCCGCGTGTTCTTTTCAATGTTGGCCAGCACATTTAATGCTGCCTTGTCTTTCTTCTTCATTTTTGATCCTTCCCAGAATCGTTGTTGTCCTCCCCATCGTGGCGCGGATGCCGGAGCAGAGCCGCGCCACGACTCGGGGAAGGAAGTTTGCTACACCTGAACGAAGGTCGTTACGCCTTCCTCGGTCGCCGTGTCAGGGGTCGAGCCGAGGCGTCCCATGTGCGCCACCACTCCGACGATACGGCCAGTGGTGCAGGCAAGTGAGACGTTGACGTAACGCCGGAGTGCAGGGGTCTTTACTCGGCTGATGTGGAACCGGATGATATCCGGAGTGCTGGTGTTGGGTGGGGGAATGGTGAACGAAGTGCCACCAATCGCGCCGGTCAGGTCGGTGAACGCCGAAGTCGTGGCGCCGTCCTGAAGTTTCAGGCTGCTGAACACATCGGCAGCGGCATCGGTCGCACCGTAAACGTCAACGATGATTTCGTCAGCGCCGTGGGTGTCAACGTAGCCAGTTACGGCGGAGGTACCAACGGATACCGGCGCCACCATAATAGCCGACTTGATTCTGTTCTGAAGTTGAAGCATATTGCTCAGTCTCCTATCAGGCGGTGTTACCGTAAAGAACCGCAATCGGTCCCTTGACGGTGGTCGTGCCGATGTCGTGGCAGTTGATGTCAATGCGCTCGTTGCCAAGCACCACGATCTGGTCTTCCAGTATCTTTACTTCGCTACTGGTCTTCATCGTGATACCGCGCCGTTCGCCCATAGTGGAACACTTACGGATGTCACCGTACAGCAGCATGGGCTGGGCTTCCGCCGCAGTCGCGCCGTCGTCGGCAAACATTACCTCAGTGATTTCAATCGGCTTGCCGAGGTAGCTCGGAACCCAATTGCCGTTGAGGTCCATCTTGTTGTTGCCGCCAGCGGATACCGCAAGCCGTTCGAAGATGGTGGCATAAGCGGTGCTGGAGCAGTAGAACTTCGCGCCGGGAATCGCATAGCCCGCGATGCGGCCCATGAGCCGGGACAGTTCAGCCGCCGTCACTTCCGCGAAGCTGTCGATACCAGCCGTGGCTTCCAGGTAAGCCTTGGTCGTTGATGCAGCAGCGCCAGCCGCCGTCACGGTCGGGATGATACCGCGACGGTTGCCGTAGGTAGAGGAGCCGTCACCTACGAATCCCCAGTTGTCCTCGAACTGGGCGAAGGCATAGGCGAATTCGTCGGCCAGCAATTCCGCAATGCTAATCACGGAATCCTCGTTGAGTTCACTGGATACCGCAACGTAACCAGCGGCCTTGCGCGCGAAGAGCTGCACAAGGTCGAAGGTCGGGCCGGTCTGCGCACTGGGTGCGGTACCTTCACCAGTAATCGCGATGCTGACACCGCCCGTCCGGCGCGGTACACTCTGGGAGTCGCTGGCCATCGGGTAGATGAAAGCATTACGCCGGAACACGCCGTATTCCTCGCGCAGCTTGATGATGGATGATTCCATCGGAGCCGGGACAAGGTGACCACCGGAGGTGTTGACGCCTTCGGACATTGCACGCTGATTTTCCATCGCGCGCATCTGGTCCATGATGCCCTTGCCTTTGCAGTGGCGGATGGCGTGTTCGTTGCCAAGAAACTTTGCAGCGAACCACATGCCGCAGTTGTAGGCGTCGGAATCGTTGCTGAAGGCGCGAAGCTGGCCAGTCTTATAGTACTGACTTGTTTCGATGGTCGTGCCGTTCGACTGGCGGTTGCCAGCACTGGCGAGCACGTCGCGCATGGTGTTCTGCTCACGCATTTCGGCGGTGAGCTTCTCTACCTTGCGGCGGGCTTCGATGGTCCGCTGAAGATTGGTGATCTTCGTTTCAAGTTCGAAGGCTTCGCGGTTGTTGTCTTCAATGAGGCGGTGCTCATCGTCGGTGAGTGATTTGTCTTCGCGCTTCTCGACATGGGCGAGGATGTCGCGATTACTCATCAAGAGGTGCTGGCGCTCGGCCTGCAATTCGAGAATTTCGTCTTCCATTGTTTGTCTCGCTGCCGCCAAATAAAAACGGCGGTACATGTTTGAATTTACAT